CTCTCCCCCTCCCCCGCTGACCAAAGGAAACCACTATGGGAAAACTGAAATCCATCCGCATCCGGCGCGAGCCAGTCGAACTCTCCGACGGCCAGAGCTTCGATGTCCGGGCCGCGTCCACGAACGACCTCATGATGCTTGTGGCCGAGCACGGCTCGACCCTCGGCATCCTGTTCGCCAAGCTGCAAAGCGGCCGCAGCGAGCCCGGGTCGCTCTCGACCGACATGGTGCGGCAACTCATATTCGACCTTGCCCGGGAGTTCCCCTCCATCGCGGCCGAGGTCATCGCACTGGCGTCTGATTCTTATGACGCAGAGGGCATCGCTATGGCCCGCGATCTGCCGATCACGGTGCAGGTCGATGCCATCGAGAAGGTCTTCCGACTCACCTTCGCCTCGGAGGGCGAGGTAAAAAAGTTCGTCGAGTCCCTGACCCGGATGCTGGTGGGGGTCTCTGGGGCTCTGACGAACAAAGCGGGCCTACCTTCGCAGAATGGTATTGGGGACTAAGAAGGCAGGCGAATCTCTGTTTGAGCCACAACCACCTGCACGCCTTCGACTACCCCCTTGGCCGGTTGGCCGACGAGGCGGCGTTCATTGTGTCTCGGGAGAATGGCCGGATCACGACCGAGGCAAACCTGCTTCAGCTCTGCGTGGCGGGAATCCTATCGCCAAAAGCGCGCACTGCGTTTACAAAGCAGATAGAAGCCCTCGCAATCGAGACCAAGCCGATCAACGGACTGTTGGGAGAGAGCGCGGAAAACACGGGGCTCTTCGACGAAGAATAGGGAGCTGCCGATGGCACGGAAAGATGTAGACCTCGTAATCCGTGCCAAGGACGAAGCCGAGAACGTCGTCAAGAGTATCACGAAGGCGCTCAACGGTTTCATCGACGCGCAGACCGGCCTTCAGGAAAAGGCCGATGGCACTGAAGGGGCCTTGCAAGGTCTCGGCGCTGCCATCGGCCAGCTCGACAAGAGCCTGAAGAGCCTCGACATCGGGGCCACGTTCACGCAGGACATGGACAAGGCGGCCGGTGCGGTCGCCCGGTTGGAGAAAGAGGTCGCCTCGTCGCAAGGCGAGTTTGCCCAGCTCGAACGCCGCGTGCGCAATGCCGAGACGGCGACCACCCGATACCAGCAGAAGCTCGACGGTGCGGCCGCTGCGCAGAACCGCCAGTCGCAGGCGGTTGCCCGGGCGAAGAAGGAAAGCAAGGAGCTGGCAGGGGCCTATGACCAGTCGGTCGCGGCCGTTGAAAAGCTCTCGGCCCGGTTCGACCGGCTGCCCCCCAAGATCATCAAGTCGCAGACGGCGTTCGAGAAGACGGCCGCCCGTGTTGGCGAGCTGCGCGAGCAGATGGCCGCGACGACCAACCCCACGCGCACCCTGACCAACCAGCTCGCGGCGGCCGAGCGGAACCTGATCTCGCAGACCGAGAAGCTGACCAAGCTCCGGGCCGAATACAACGCGGTCGAAAGCGAGCTGCGTTCGGCCGGTTCGGCCGTGACCCTGTTTGCGGGTCAGTCTGAAGCTGCGGCCCGGAACCTCGCCCGGCAAGAAACGATCCTCGGGAAGATCAGCGGCAACCTGACCGGGCTCGGCACGCGGGCCAAGGCGGCCTCGGCCGACCAGTCCCGCCTCGAAGGCAATCTGGAAAAGACGAGCGGGGCGCTGGCCCGGCAGGTCGAACAGCTCGGCCGCGCCGAGGGGGCCTATGTCGAACTGGCGGAAGCTGCGGGTCGGTTCGATTCGGCCGTCGCCGCTTCGGCCAACGTGTCGCGGGGCAATCTCGAACAGCAGCTCGTCGAGCAGGGTATTGCGGCACGCAAGGCACGGGAAGAGTTCGAGAGACTCGACAAGGTGGCTTCCGCGTATTCTGCCACGATGTTGAAGGCAGGGCCGCCCACCCGGGAGGTCTCGCAGCGAATCCAGTTCCTCGCCCAGCGGGCCGACGAAGCCCAGATGTCCTTCATGCTTCAGGAAGAGACTCTTCAGCGGATGGGCAACGCCTACCGCGAAGTCTCGCAGGACATGCTCTCCGTCACCAACGGGCAAGCCCGCTTCATCGCGGCGCAGGAAAAGCTCGCAGCGTCCATGACGGAGGTAGCGAACGACGGGTTCCGCCAGCGTCAGGCGATCCGGGGCGTCCACCAAGCCGCAGACAGGGCCGCAGGCTCCGTTGCGAAGCTGGCGGGGGCCTCCCGGTCCCAAGCGGACGCAGCGCGCCGTGGAGCCACGGAGACGGGCCGTCTGGCCGACGCTTACCGTCGCCTCTATGGGGACACCCGCCAGTCGCTCTCCTACACCCAGCGGCTCCGGGGTGAAGTCCTCTCGCTGATCGCGGCCTACGGCGGCTTCCACGGGGTGATCGAAGTCCTCCGGGGCGTTGTTGGCGCATACCAGACCCTCGAAGCGGCGCAGGCCCGCCTCAACGTCGCCCTCGAAGGGGACGTGGGGCAGGCGGCGCAGGAGATGGACTTCCTGCGGCGGACAGCCAACCGGCTCGGCGTGGACCTTGGAACGCTCGCGACCGAGTATTCCAAGTTCGCCATTGCCACGCAGGGCACGAACCTCGCGGGGCAGAACACCCGCCGAATCTTCATCTCGGTAGCCGAGGCCGCCCGGGTCAACCGCTCGACGACTGAAGAGATGTCCGGGGTCTTCACGGCCCTGACCCAGATCGTGTCGAAGGGCGCGGTCCAGATGGAAGAGCTGCGGCAACAGCTCGGGGACCGTCTGCCGGGTGCGATTCAGATCATGGCCGACGGCCTCGGCGTCACGACGGCCGAGCTTATCAAGATGATGGAGGCCGGGGAGGTCACGGCCGACGCCCTCGTGCCCTTCTCCGAGGAACTGTCCCGCCGGTTCGGCCCCGGCCTCGCTGACGCGCTGGCCGGAACGTCGGTTGCTCTCGGCCGCCTGAAGAACGCCGCCTTCCAAGCTCTTGTCCAGTTCGGGGAAGGGGGCTTCATCGCGGCCTTCACCGATCTGGCGAACAAGCTGACGACGCTGCTTCAGGACGCGGACTTCGAGGCGTTCCTTGGTCGGGCGTCTGCGGCCTTTGCCGTCCTGATCGACACGCTCGGCGTGCTGGCGGACAACTTCGATCTGGTGGTCGCTGCGATCACCGGCTTCCTCGGGCTGAAGCTGACCCCGCTGCTCGTGGCGATGGTCGCGCAGTTTGCCAAGCTCCCGGCCATGTTGGCTGGCGCGGCAGTCGGGATGCGCGCCTTCGCCGCCGGGACGGCCACGGCGTCTGCGACGGCCGGTGCTGCTGCGGCAAGCGTGGGTCGCCTGACCCTCGCGATCCGGGCGCTCATGTCGTCCACCGGGATCGGCCTGCTGGTCACGGCCGTCTCCGTTGGTATCGGCCTCTGGGCCACCCGGGCGGACGAGGCGACTGAAGCCCTCAACACCCACCAGAAGATTGTCGATGAAGTCCGCAACGCCTACGACGCCGTGGGCGGCTCGGTCGAGGACTGGCGCAACCAGCTCAACGACCTGACGGCTACCGAGGCGCAGGCGAACCTCAACCGGATCGAAGAAGCGGTGCGGTCTCTCGAAGACACGCTCGACTCCACGTCCAGCGGCACCGAGGACTTCTGGACCAACTTCTTTGGCTACAACCTCCGCGCCTCGGTTCGCAATGTGCCCGGCGAGCTGCGCGACGAGATCGAGCGGCTTTCGCAGGAGTTCTCGAACGGCAACTCGTCGGCCGAAGAGTTCTACGACGCCGTGGACGAGGCGGTCGAACGGCTGGGCGAAGGTTCCGACGAATCCACCGAGTTCGCAGAGCGGGTGATCCAAGCGGCTCGGGCTCTCGAAGAGGCGAGGGACTCGGCAGAGGAAGCCGGGAATATCGTGCGCGCTCTGGGTGATGATACCGAAGACGCGCAGGCCGCTTTTGACGACCTCGGGAACTCTGCGGAAGAGGCGGGCCGTAGCATCGAAGAGGTCGCGGCCGAGAAGTCTGCTGCCTTCACCGCTGCGATGCGCGAGATGGCCGAGGGCATCGAGTCGGTCAACCGCGAGCTGGAATACATCGAAGCCTCGCAGGCTCTCGAAGAGCTGGGTCGTCAAGCCATCGAAAACGCCCAGAGCGCGGACGAGCTGGCGGCGGCTCTGGGCCGCGTGGCTGCCGCGCAGGATGCCCTCGACGTGGAGTATGGCAACAGCGTCGCCGGGATGGCTCGGGGCGACACGGGAACCGAAGCTGCGGCCTCCCTGCTGCGCCAGTTCGAGGGCTTCCGCGAGACCCCGTATTGGGACGTGAACGCCTACCGCACGGGCTACGGTTCGGATACTATCACCCTGTCCGACGGCACGATCCAGCGCGTCACGCAGGGGATGCGCGTCTCGGTGGCCGATGCCAACCGCGATCTGATCCGCCGGATCGAAACCGAGTTCGGCCCCATTGCGCGGCAGGCCGCCGGGGGCAGCCGGTTCGACACGTTCAACCCGCAGCAACAAGCGGCGTTGATCTCCATCGCCTACAACTACGGGGAAATCCCTGACCGGATCGCGGAAGCGGTTCGCTCCGGCACGAACCAAGAGATCGCCCAAGCCATCCGCTCGCTTGGCGGCGACAACGACGGCGTAAACCGGGGCCGCCGGAATCAGGAAGCTGGGCTCTTTGTCGCGACCGACCCTTACGAGGATGCCGCGCGCCGGGGGATGGAAGCGGACGAGCGCCGGGCCGAAGAGCAGCGCCGCCTCGCGGAAGAGGAAGAGCGCCGGGCAGCTCGGGCACAGGAGGCCACGGACGAGCGGCTGGCAGACGGTCAGTTCGAGCTTGAACAGCAGCGCCTTATCAACGCCGAGCGTGGGCGTGAAGCCGCGATCCGGGAAGCCGTGCGGGACGCCCGCCGGGAAGACCCGGACATCTCCGAGGCGGAACTGGCGACTATCCGGGAACAAGCTGGTGCCCTCTACGATCTGGAAACCGCGCAGGATCGCGTCAACGCGGGCAAGGAGCGTGCGCAGGAAGCCGAAGAGCGGGTCAACCAACTGCTGACCCAGCGCAACGCTCTGGAAGAGCAGTTCCGCATCGCCCAAGAGTCCGGCGACACGGAGCTGGCCGAAGAGCTGCGCGTCCGCATGTCCGAGGTCAACGCGGAGATGATGGCCGCCATCGACACGGCCCGGCAGCTCTGGGAAGCCGTCGGTGGGGCTGACGCCGAGACCGCCATTGCGCAGCTCGACGCGGCCACGGCCAGCGCCCGTCGGTTCGGTCAGGAAGCCACGAAGAACTACCTCGACTGGTCGCGCGTCGGAGACCTCTTCATCAACGGTCTGACCGGAGCCTTCGACAAGTTCGCGCAGGCCGTGGCAAACGGCGAGGACGCCGGGCAGGCTGCCCGTGAAGCGTTCCTTCAGTTCGCCTCGGACTTCCTGCTTCAGATCGCCAAGATGATCGTCCAGCAGGCGATCCTCAACGCCCTGAAGGCCGCCTTTGGGGGCACCGGCTTCGGCGCGCTGATCGGCATCGGCGCGGGCCACACGGGCGGCGTCGTGGGCAGCTCTCGGGTGGGCTCTGGCAACCAGACCCGCTCGGTGAACCCGGCCGTCTTCGCAGGGGCCATGCGCTACCACACGGGCGGCATGATCGGTCTGCGGCCGGGCGAGGTTCCCATCATTGCGAAGCAAGGCGAAGAGATGCTGACCCGGGACGACCCGCGCCACGCGCTCAACGGTGGGGCAACCCCGTCGGCTCCGGCTCGTGGCGGCAACACGCGCGTCGTCAACGCTTTCGACGGCACGTCCTTCCTCGAAGAAGCCCTGAAGACCCGGGCCGGAGAGGAAGTCCTTCTCAACTACGTGTCGGCCAACCGCTCGTCCGTCCGTTCCGCGCTGGGGGTCTGACATGGCGAAGAAGGCGATCTTCATCTCGCTCGACAACTCGGGCTCTATGGCCGGTGCGAAAGCTGCCGCCCTGCGCATGTCCATGATCCAGCTCCTTGACGGGTTCTCGGACTTCATCGACACGCCCGGCAACACGCTCGATCTCGGCCTCTGCGTCTGGTCTGACACGGCCGAGACTCGCGTGTGGCGGTCGATCTCCCGGGCAGGTCTTGGCGGTGCGGTCTCGTGGCTGGACAGGTTGACCGGCGACGGCGGCGGCACGAACTTCGCGGCCTTCGCGCCTTCGGCCTTGACCTTCTTCGAGGAAACGCTGGGCACGACCTACGCTGACCGCTCGATGATCTTCTTGACCGACGGGGAGCCCACCCCCCTGTCTACGGCCGACACGGCAGCGGCCACGCTGGCGGACGTGCTGGACACGTCCACGGCCCCCTTCACGACGCTCAACGGCACGGCGGTCAACTGCTACGCGGCGAACATCGAAGTCGGCACGACCACGCACACGGCCAAGCTCGACAACACGGGCGCAGACGGGGTTCCGGTGATCTCTGGGAGCACACGCGCCCTGACTGCCTACCTGAAGGCCGTGACGCTGCCGACGCCCTCCCACCGGCTTTGGGGCTGGCCGATCCAATGGTCGAACGGCTACGAGGAAGAGCTGGCGTTCCGCACCGAGATCATTGTCAGCCGGGACGGCCACGAACAACGGATCGGGCAGCGAATCAACCCGCGAACGAACTACGATTTTTCCTCCGTCCTGCGCGGCGAGAACTTCCGCTCGGCCTTGACCCGGATCAGCAAGAACCAAGGCGGGAAGTTCTTCATCCCGCACCCCCGGGAGCCGGTCGTGCTGGCCTCTATCCTGTCCAGCGTCGGGCTCTCGTTCACCATGCAGGGGGCGACGCCCGACTGGCTCGTGCCCGGCGTCTACATCATCCTGCAAGGCCGAGACGGCAAGACCGCGCTCGGCGTGGTGATCGGCATCTCCGGCTCGCAGGTGAACCTCGCGGCGGCCGTCGGCCAGACCTTCCCCGTGGGGAGTCAGGCTCGCCTCGCTTTCGAGGGCCGGTTCGACGGGGCGACCGAGTTCAACGTCCTGACCAGCGACCGGGCCACGGTGCAGACGCAGTTCACGGGAGACCCGGTGGACACGCCGCACCCGACCTTTGGTGCGGCCCCGGTAACGCTGGACGGCGTGGAGTTCTTCGACATGCGGCCGAACTGGCGGCGCGGCGTGGAGCTTTCGGTCGAGCAGCAGATCGAGCTTCTGGACCTCAACCGGGGGGCCATTGACGCGCTGTTCCCGATCACCTTCTCACCGCGCACGCTGAAGCTCAACTTTGCCGCTCGCAACATGACGGAACTCGACCGCATCCTCGGTCTGTTCTACCGATCCAGCGGCCGCAGGAAGCGGTTCTTCATGCCGCTCTGGACTGACGAGATCAGGCCCCTCGGCTTGACCCTCTCCGGCCAGAGCGTCGTCACCGTGCCCGGCTCTGACTTCGCCTCGGCCTATGGGGCGGACCTCGCCTACAAGCGCATCCTCGTGCGCCGCCGAGGGGTCTTGGCCGACCTCTACCTTACCGTGGAATCGGTCACTCTGGACGGGGCGGGGAACTCGGCCATAAACCTTGCCGACCCGGCACCCGACGACATCATCCCGCAGGAGATCACAAGCATGAACTGGATCATGCCTGTCCGATTCGCCAGTGACCGCCTGACGGTGGACTGGCTGACAGACGGTGTGGCCCAGATCACGATCTCCGTCACGACATTGGAGCACGAAGCATGACCTACGACGCCCGCGAGACAAGCCAACAAGACGGCCTCATGGCCTCCCTCTTCCTGATCGAATACGGCGAGACGGACAGCGCCTTCTTCGCCTACACGGACGCAGACCAAGCGATCACGTTTGGGGGCAAGACCTATCTGCCCACGACCATCGGCCGGGAGAAGATCGAGGCGGCCGGGAACAGTCTCGACAACACGACGCTTCGGATCGACATCACGCCGAACGCTTCCATCGTGACCATGTTCCGGGGGCGGCTCCCCTCGCACGCGATTCGCCTGACCATCTATCAGGGGCACGCGGATGACCCGGACCTCGACTTCAAGGTGGTCTGGACTGGCCGGATAATCTCGGTTGCCCGGAAGACCAAGTTCGCGCAGATCGCAGCCGAGCCCGTCAGCACGTCGATGCGTCGAGCCGGGCTGCGGCGGCACTACCAGTATGGTTGCCCGTGGGCGCTTTACGGGGACCAGTGCAAGGCGAATAAGGCTGCGGCGAGGGTCAACCCGCTCGCGGTCGATGTCGGCAAGAACTTCATCACCTTCGAGGCCGGATGGTTCAACGCTCTGCCGGTCGGCAAGTTCGTCGGCGGCTATGTGCAGTGGACCGACAACGAGACGGACATCGTGCAGACCCGGACGATCCTGACGCTCGGTGCGACCAACACGCAGGTTATCGTCAACGGCGATGTCTTCGGGCTGGCGGCCGGGGAGCAGGTGCAGGCATATCTTGGGTGCAATCACCAGCTTTCCGATTGTGAGCATCTGCACCACAATGTAGTAAACTTCGGAGGGCAGCCTTGGATTCCCAAGGACAACCCGACGAAGCTGACCAACCAGTTCTATTGACGGAGGATGACATATGCCTTGGTGGTTCCTGATCCAGCTCGCTATCGGCGTCGCGCTCATGGTCGTGGCATACGCCCTCGCACCCAAGCCCAAGCAGGCGAAACCTGCGGCATCGTCTGACCTCGAAGCCCCGACGGCGGAAGCGGGTCGGCCGATCCCCGTGATCTTCGGATCGCTGGAATTGAAGGGCGGCAACGTGATCGGCTTCTGGGACAAAGAGAAGCACGACTTCGAGATCACGGCATGACGACCACGCAGGACATCGGGGACTTCATCGTCACCATCGGGGACGTTCGCAAGTCGGGGCATTGTGCTGCCGGGGCGCGGGAGTTCTTCGAGGCCAACAAACTCGACTTTCGTGCCTTTCTGCGCGACGGTGTGAAGGCAAGCACGCTCCTTGCGACCGGCGACGCCCGGGCCGAGCAGGTCGTGAACAGGACGAGGACTCGCCGCTATGGGTAAAAGGAGCAAGAAGCCTAAGATGCGAGTGACGGAGTATTTTTGCTCCGTCCACTACGGCCTCTGCCAAGGCCCCGTCGATAGGCTCAACCATATCCGAATCAACGACAAGATCGCGTGGTCGGGTCGGGTCGGCCAAGAGGCCGTCTTCGAGATCAACAAGCAGAAGCTCTACGGCGGGATCAAGAAGGAAGGTGGCGTCCAAGGGTATGCCGTCTACCAGCCCGGGTCGTTCGACCAATTCAGCTCGGCCACGGCCGCTGCCAAGGTCGGCAGGAACGCAGGGAACGCCCCCGCGTATCGCGGTCTGGCGAATGTCCTCCTGACCGGGCACCCCAGCTTGGCGAACGAAGAGGCCCCGGTCGATAACGTGAACGACGGCGGCTCCGGGGGAACCATAGTCAGTGGGTTCCTCGGGCTATTCTCGGCGCTCTTCAGCGGTAAGGAGAACGGGAGCGGGTCGCAGGTCGGGAGCCGCAGGGGGTTCTACTGGTCCGCGAACCAGCCCTACATCTGGCCCTGCGCCTTCCATCTGACACGCATCCCGAACGGCTGGTATCCCGAGCGGGCTCCCATCTACTTCGGGCTGGAAACCCCGAGAGCCATTCACTTCGCCATCGACAACTCCGGCTCTATGACGGCGGATCGCCGGAACACGGTCAAGGCCGCCTTCTCCGGGCTTGTGGCACAGCTCCGTGGGCTGGTCCTTAGCGGTATGCAGTTGAGCCTCGGCGTCACGATCTGGGGCGGCAATCGAAGCTCCCAGACATACCTCAACGTGACCGAAGCCAACCTGCTTTCGGCCGAAAGCTTCGTGAACACCGCGCTCAACGGTGCCGGGGGAGGCACGGACTTCACGCAAGCCGCGCAGGGGGCCGTGGAGTTCTTCGATCAGACCTTGGCGTCGAACCTCGACCGGCGGATCAACTTCTTCATCACGGACGGCCTCGCGACCGGGACGACGCACGAGCAGGCCCGGACAATCATGAGCGATCTGCTCGACCGCTCTTCCGGTTCGTTCAACACCGGGGCGGGGACGGACGTTGACTGTTACTCGGTCAATATCGTGGAGCCCAACACCGACCAGTCCGACAACCTCGACAACACGACGGGCACGCTGAAAGACATCACGACCGACGGGGAAGTCCCGGTGATCGGGGCGAACGAGGCGGCCCAGCTCACGAACCTGATCTTCGAGGCTTTGAGCGGCGGGATTGACCCGTCTGCCAACCCAGCACACATGATCCGTGAGGCCCTGACCGACCGGGCGTGGGGCATGGGCGCGCACCCGTCTGCCATCGACGACGTGGCCTTCAGGGCGGCGGCCGACGTGTTCTTCAACGAGAGCTTCGGCCTCTCGATGATCTGGACGCAGCAGCAGTCGATCCAATCTTTCGTGCAGGAAGTCCTCGACCACGTGGAAGCCAACCTCTACGTCGATCCTGCGACCGGGAAGTTCGTGCTGAAGCCGATCCGGGACGACTATGACCCGGACACGCTCGACGTGTTCGACGAATCCAACTGCACCGTGCGGGACTTCCAGCGCCGGTCGCCCACCGAGATCACCAACGAGATCAACCTGACGTGGACGAACCCGGAGACCGAAGAGGAAGAGGTCATCACGCAGCAAGACCTCGGCGGCATCGTGGTCAACGGCGGGGAGATCATCTCCGACAACCGGAACTACTACGGCATCCGGGATCGCCGCTTGGCGGCCATCGTGCTCTCGCGCGACCTCTCGGCCGTGACTGCGCCTCTCGCGACGGCCGAGGTCGAGGTTGACCGCTCGGCTTGGCGGTATGCCCCCGGAGACGTGCTGAAGCTCTCTTCGTCCGAGCACGACGCGGAAGAGCTGGTCATGCGGATCGCCAAGATCAACTACGGAAAGCCCGGGGACTCCAAGATCGTCGCGTCTCTGACGCAGGACATCTTCAGCTTCGCCCGGCCGCAGGTCGTTCTCCCCCCGGAGACCGAGCTGGAATCGGGGGCCAGAGAGCCCACGGTCATCGAGTATGTGGAGTTCATGACGCTCGGGTATTTCTTCGCCGCGAACCTCATTCCGCCGACGGCGCAGATCGGCGTGGAATACCCGGACGCCTTCGTCGGAATCCTCGCCTCGTCCCCGAACCCGGACGTGACCGCGATCTACATTCTCGGGGAGAGCGTGGATGCTGCTGGCAACACCTACGCCGAGCCCACGGGCACCATCATGCCGGTCGCACGCGGCCTTCTGGCCGAGGACTTCGTGAAGGAGGCCGAGACCCTGACGCCCGGCTTCAGCAGCCTCACGACCGGCTCCGGCCCCACCCCCGGCGGCTTCGCCCTGATCGGTCTCGAAGACGGTTCGGAGCAGGGCCGGGAGATCGTCATGTTCGTGAACAACGACGGGTCGAACTGGACGATCAAGCGGGGCGTTCTCGACACGGTTCCGCGCGAGTGGCCCATCGGCACGCCGATCCGGTTCTTTGGTGCGACGGACTTCATCACGGACGCGGAGCTGGAAACAGCCTTCTCGCCGCGCGACTACAAGATGGTCATGCAGACGACCCTCGGGGCCTACCCGGAGTCTCTGGCCCAGACCGAAACATTCATGCCGGGCGAGCGCGCTTGGCTGCCCCTCCGGCCTGCGAATGTCCGGGTCGCCGGGTCCGCTTGGGATCGGGTTGACGCGAACGAGCTGACCGAGATTCCCGTCACGTGGTCGAACCGGAACCGCCTGACCGAAGACACGCAGGTTCTCGCTTGGGACGACCCGAGCGTCACGCCCGAGCCGTCGCAGCTCACGAAGATCACGATCCTCGACGCCGACACGCGAGATGTCGTCAACGAGATCGAAGACCTGCCGGGCGAAAGCTATGCAATACCGAAGGCTTCCTTTGGATCGGCAACTCGGGCTATTGTCCGGGTGACATCTACCCGCAGCGGCTTCGAGTCGCTTCAGGGCCACGAGATCGAAATCACAATCGCTTCGGGCTATGGCTACGGCTACGGCCTGTCCTACGGAGGATAGAATATGCCCATGAGAGAGACCCCCGGCCTCGGCCTCAACGCCTTCTGGGACTTGGGTGCCGACGGCTGGAACACCGGCATGGACACCAACCTGCGGCTTCTCTCGGCCGTGGTCGGTGCCCGCGTCCAGTCGCGCACGTCGGCCTTGCCGGGCTCTCCCTCGGCGGGCTCCATCTACATCGTGCCCGTCGGGGACGCGACCAACGGTAGCAAGCTGGCGGTCTGGGATGGCCCCACCGGGGCGAAGCAGTGGGTCTACATCACGCCGCAATCCGGGTGGCACTTCTACGTCGTGGACGAGGGCATCAACGTCCAGTGGACCGGCACGTCTTGGGTCGAGTTCGCGGCTGGCGGCGGTGGGGGTGGCACGTCCATCTCCGGCTCGCAAATTCTGATCCAGCTCGCCCAGACGACCGGGCAGGTAATCGACACGACGACCGAGACCTTGGCTTTTGGGAACATCGTCTCGGACGACAACGAGTATTTCAACGCGGCCGACAACACGATCCGAATCCCGGAGTCGCAGGAAGGTCGAACGGCCGTCTTCGTCGCCCACACCAAGCACACGGCCGACGGTGCTGGGGCCATCGAGACGACGCTTGAACGGTCGGAAGACGCGGGCGTCACGTGGGTTCCCGTCGCCAGCTCGGCCGACGAGGAAGACTACTTCGGCACGACGACCTTGACCGCCCTCGTCACCTTCATCGGCGGGGACTGGTATCGGTTGCGCCACACAACCTCGGCCACCAAGACCACGAGCGGTGACGCGCAGACCTCTCTCGCAGTGACGACCGTGGGTGCCGGGCAGGTCGGCCGGATCGTTCGCACGACCTCGAATCGGGTGGTCCCGAACCACATCTTCCAGTCTGGCGACTTCGGGGAATGGACGAACTTCACTGCCTCGGGAACGCTGAAGGTCTACATTCCCCCGGATCGTGAGGCTGACCACGTTCTGCACCCGGACGGCTACGCCTACATGGGCCTTCAGGGCAGCATCGGCGGCCCGTGGTATATCGAGCAAGTGATTGACCTTCCGACCGACCCGTCCTCGATCACGGTCTATTGGGACCAGCACACCCGGCTCGTGGATGACCTCATGCGCTTGGAGCTGGACTTCCTCGACGCCAGCGACCAGATCATCGGCCAGTATGTCGGGGGCGGCCGCCTGAACTCGGCAATCCAGCTCTGGGAGACCTTCGCAGATACAGCCGCGAACATTCCGACCGGGACGACGAAGGTTATGCTCCGTCTCAACACAATCGTCACGGGTGGTCCGCAACAGATAAACGTGACCAACGTGCGGGTCGTGACTACCACACTCGGGGTCTCCGGCATGTTGCCCGGGTCGATTTACGCCTACTTGCCGAGCATCGCGACGAATCAGAACAAGGTGCTTCGGGTCAACTCGACCGGAGACGACGTGGAGTGGGGCGGCAGCCCGATCCGGTTCCGTGCCGGGCCTCTCGACGAGCCCGAGGTCATGGACCTTCAGTTCCTCGGGACGGCCTTCAACGCGGTCAAGACCGGCGACACGATCCAACTCTCGTTCACCGGGGGTCTTGCGCTCCACGGGGCGGCCGGAGAGGTCAGCGGTGCGGTAACGAAGCTGACGATCACCGGAGCGGGTGCTGGCATCACGTCGCCGGTTCCCGGGGAGATCGAGATCACCATCCCGGGGCCGGGCGACCCCGCTCCCCCGGCCCCGACCATCGCAGAGCC